CCTCCCCCTTAGCAAAGGGGAGGCAGGCGTTCAGCGCAAGCGCGCAAATCAAACAGGAAGGGTTAGCTTGGTGAGAGAAAATGCCTATGCGTATAATGAGGAACATTCCTCATGATAAGATGAAGACGCTGGAGACGAAAATAAATACCGTCCCAGTATCTCAACAGGTTCGCAAGAGCGATAATGTTGTCGTATCTAGCTTCGGAGGAGGGACAATTGTCACTGACTCCGGGGCTGAACGTATCATCTACACCACACACGAAAAGGGCGGAAAGGCCCGTTCGAACTGGTGTTGGCATAACAGGCTTCGGACGAAGTATAGTGGCGATTGTTCTACAAAGAACGTCGTCACTCAGGTGCCGCCGGGATTGTATTATTACAATCTCTACACGCAGCATTCTTCGTCCGCTTCTGCTCATACCACAGCGTTACTAACATTCAAGACGGCATCTGGCGCATTATTGCGGGATGCTTATTTGAGTAGTAATGCTCAGGCTCTGATAAACCTTGGTTTTTCAGAAATGCGGCCTGACTTCACGGAAGTGAGTCTACCCAATTTCCTTATAGAAATTGGACAACTTCGCGACCTAGTGAAACTGTGGAAACAAAAACAAGCAATTGCTAAGAACGTGGCTGGAGCACATCTCAACTACAAATTCGGGTGGAAGCCAACTCATGGCGACTTAACCGGAATGTGGAAGGGTATGCTAGAACTTCGGCGCAAGCTTAGTGAATTTGAGAAGAATCTTGGCGTATTATTTCACCGCCAGAGAAAATTCTACAATAACACCTTCAATAAATCGGACGTCTTTCACCCTGGTGATCCAAATTACCAGTGTGATTGGTCTGGGACTTTAACCCAGGCAGCGTCGGCTCACATCGTCTACCGGCCTTTACCGCTAGCAAATAGCTGTTTAGGCCCAGTTGATGCTTTCCTAAGAGGGTCTTTAGACACCTTGGGAATTGAGCTGAACCCCAGAATCCTATGGGATGAAATACCCTTCTCCTTTGTCGTCGATTGGTTTTTCGGCGTCGGGAGTTGGTTAAATCAGTACCGTGTGGATGCTCTGGAGTTACCGATTGTACTAGTAGATTCCTACGTACAGTACAAAGAAAGTTTGATCGTTACGAGTATTTGGAGCGAAGGACGAGCCGCTGCGGCCGTCCAAGGTCCTATATCGTATAGCGGTGGGTGGTTTACGGAAGAAAATTTCTTCCAACGTATTCCAATTTCTCCTGACTACAGCGTAATGACTTCGCTGGGTTGGAGACTTCCCACTTCCGACCAGGCTTTACTTTTATTAAGCTTGGAAGAGGTCAATCTAGGTCTGTTCAGCAAAGGACTAAAGACATTTGCAGAGAAATACGGACAAGGAATTTTCCGTAAGACTCTGTTGTAATGCTTTAGATTTGTTTCCTTTCGCGTCCAGTACCATTGATCAATGGGGTTGAAACCCCCTTAAGGCAGGTGGCTATTTGTCACTTGAACGTAGCGCCTCACGGCGCGGCTAACGAGCAGCGATGCTCACCAATGACCATCAACCCCCTCTTATGAGGAGAAGGCATCTACTATGTCTCTGGCTGCTACACAAACGCTTTCCAAGGACACTGCTACAGACGTTGACACCAATACCACGGTGTTTACTCTGCGGGCAGCCGACATTGATCAGTCTATATTCAGCGTATCGGGTTTGACCCTACCCGCTGAAAAGAAATTGACTGTCTCTCATGCCGTTGGAAAGGCCGGTAATCAGCGGCACTTGACGCGTATCGACAGAACTGAAGTCGACGCTCTTCTTGTGCCGGCGACGCTCGGGGTTTACCTCGTGATTGATCGCCCAAACAGTACTGCAATAACGAACGCAATTGTCATCGAGGTCGTAAATCAATTAATTGATTTTCTGATCGAAGGTGGCTCCAACGCGAACGTCACTGCGCTCTTGAACAATGAGGTCTAAACCTTAACGTTTGTGAGATAAATAGCAGTGGTCTTCAGGGCTATACAGTACTGATTACCATGATGTACATCTGGAGTTACAGCTTAGGGATGCTTCTTGGAGGTCCGTGTTTTATGAAAAACGTGAACCTGAAAAGCCTGCGTCTTTTTTGGACGTACCTAGCTACAAACCCATGCTATCAACCATATATATCAAAGAAAGATATTTCAGTCTTTGATGAAAGGGTTGACAAAGAGGGGTTGTACTTTCTAACAGTTGCTTTACCAGAATTAGGTAAAGCACTCGATGCATTTCATGCCACAACGACATGGGATGCCTCGTCCTTACAATTTAAAAAGGACGAGGAGCAAATACCCTACTTTTTGGGTAATGCCATCAAGTCTGCCTTGAAAGGCGACTCCATCGCCGTAGATTGTGTAAGGCAACTTGCTTACACGTTCTATAAACTGGAAGGTGACTATGATGAGGATCTTGTGGAATCTTTTCTTGGTCAGTTTATTTCTGCTGACCGCGATTTGGATTCTAGCGTTGACACTTCGAGTGATTTATTTATCGAACATGTCGACTTGATGAAGCGGATAATCGCGTTGGTCCTGAGAGATCAGGATCCGCGCGATATCCGCCCATCCCATGGCAGCGGTGCAACCGCCTGCCACACAAAAAATGAGGATAAGTGGCATAAGCTTCGTTATTTTCCAAAGCTAGATGCTGCTTTCTCATATCCTGATTACTTCTTCTATTCCTACACTCATCTTGCTGATGAATTAGAAAGTTTAGTTGAAGCATCCGAGTCACGTCCGATGGCACGCGTTTGTTTAGTGCCAAAGGATTCTCGAGGACCGCGTATAATCTCATGTGAACCTGCTGAACTTATGTATATTCAGCAAGGGCTCATGAAGAAGTTATATCACATCCTTGAGACTCATCCCGAAACTGCCGGCTGGATTAATTTCTCAGATCAATCAATAAACCAGGACCTAGCTAAGGAGGGCTCCCTAAATGGGGACCATCCTTTAAGCTGGGCTACTATGGACTTGAAAGATGCATCAGACCGTGTATCACTAGACCTTGTTCGGAGAGTTTTTCCTTCCGATTGGGTTGAGTGCCTCGAAGCTTGTCGCTCCGAGTACACGCTGATGCCCGACAGGAAAACCGAGATAAAGCTTAACAAGTTTGCCCCTATGGGTAGTGCTTGTTGCTTTCCAGTTGAAGCGCTCGTTTTTTGGGCAAGCGCCAAGGCGACGATGATGCGTAGACACAAGATGGAGCATAAGTATACCAAATACTTACAAATTCATCTTGCCACTCTCTCATCAGAAAATGAGGGGGAGTGCTACGTATACGGGGACGACATCATTTGCAGAGCAAAAGATTGCTCTGTAATTGGGGACGATCTTCAATTGATTGGCCTTCTGGTCAACAAAAAGAAGACGTTCGATTCTGGACCATTTCGAGAGTCGTGCGGAGGTGACTTCCACTTAGGTGTGAACGTCACCCCGATTCGATTCAAGACGTGGCTAGAACCAAAGTCCAGTACTTGCATCGCTACCGGAGCGGATTTGGCGAATTCTTTAATCGCCAAATTTGGATATTGGAATCCTTGTACCAGAATGCTCGTTCATTTGATCGAGCAAATGGTGGGCTACCGATACCCAGTCACGCCGTTGAGCATTCCCTGCTCAATTAAACAGCCTGTCGAAGTAATTGATGCGACTTGCGAGCAGCTTGAAATAGCTTCTCGCGAGTTCACCGATCTTCGGCTAACGCTGCCAGCGTGTTCTAGCTCCAAGAATGATAACTTATACAAAAAGAGGTTCAACAAGGACCTCCAAAGGTACGAGTATCGCATCCTCCAGTTACATACGGACCTAAAAAGGTTTCGTGAAGCAACATGGTGTGAGCTCCTTAAATGGGAGCTTACTGGTGGAGCTAATAGCGTTGTACCTGACTTTAGCCCCCTCTGGATGAAACTCCAGAAGCGGGCAAAGCCGGGTTGGTACGCGGCTACCCACGCCGCACGTGCGAAGTGGGATTGGATCTGGCTTGGTTAGCCAGTCCGTGTTGACGAGAGGTGAGGCGGACTAATCCGACCTACCCCGAT